CAATTATTTTGTTTGCAGTTACAGCTTATGGACTAGAAATACCAGCACTTCCAGAGTTTGATATGACAAGTCTTATGACTGTACTTGGAGGTATGCTAGGTATTGGTGGTTTACGTACTTATGAAAAACAAAAGGGGTTAACTAAATGAGCAAAGTAGTTCCAACCAAAAAGAAAAGCACAGTTAATAGCGCAGGTAATTATACAAAGCCAGGATTGCGTAAAAGTATTTATAATCGAATTCTTGCAGGTAGCAAAGGTGGTAAGCCCGGACAGGTAAGCGCCCGTAAAATGCAAATGGTAGCTAAAGAATACAAAGCTAAAGGTGGCGGTTATACGTCATGAAGAAGCAACAAAAGTCTTTAAAAAAGTGGACAGATCAAAAGTGGCGAACTAAAAGTGGTAAACCATCCATGCAAGGTCCACTTGCTACAGGTGAGCGCTATATGCCAGCAAGCGCAGTAAAATCTCTTACAGCAGCTGAACACGCTGCAACTACTAAAAAGAAAAGAGAAGGCACTGCTCAAGGTAAACAATTTGTTGCTAATACTAAAGCGGCTAAAAAGAAAATAAAGAAGGCAAGAGCATGAATATAGATAAACTCAGAGAGGAATTAAAAATAGATGAGGGAGTTAAGTACGAGATTTATCTTGACCACCTTGGTCTGCCTACTTTTGGTATTGGCCATCTTATTTTGGAGTCTGATCCAGAGCATGGACAACCGAATGGAACACCTATCTCAGAAGATAGAGTCAACGAATGTTTTGCTAGCGACACCAACACTATGCTCAAAGAATGTAACGTACTCTTCCCCGATTTTGAAACATTGCCCGAAGAAGTCCAATTAATTATTGCTAATATGATGTTTAATATGGGAAGACCAAGACTTAGTAAGTTTAAAAACTTTATTAAAAACATTAACTTAGCTAATTGGCAAGGCGCTGCTGATGAAATGATTGACAGCCGCTGGTATAAGCAAGTAACCTCAAGAGCAGATCGGTTAGTTAACCGTATGCGTAATATATAAAACGCCCTATAAGGGGAAAATCGTCATTATATATTATAGAGGTTAACAATGAGAAACACAGAGTACAAAGGCCCATCAATGCCTATTTCAGAAGAAATTGATAAAATGAAATACAGATTACAAAATGAGACATTTGATGGAAAGATTAAGCGTATATCAAAAGCACTCTGTGATGGAATTGAACATCAATATAAACTAGAAGATATTTTAGGAACAATGAGGTTTCTACCAGCAGGACGAGTACAAAATGCTATGGGTAGTCCTCGAATTACTACTGCTTATAATTGTTTTGTTAGTGGTATAATTGAAGACTCAATGGATAGCATTATGCTACGCGCTACACAGGCTGCAGAGACTATGCGCCGTGGTGGTGGTATTGGTTATGACTTTAGTCGTATTCGTCCTCGTGGTGATATGATTGTATCACTTGAGTCACAGTCAAGTGGTCCAGTATCGTTTATGGGTATCTATGACTCTATCTGCCAAACAATAGCTAGTAGTGGACACCGCAGAGGCGCACAGATGGGCGTACTGAGGGTAGATCATCCAGACATCTATGACTTTATTCGTGCTAAACGTAACAACGACAAGCTCACAGGCTTTAATATTTCTGTTGGTATTACAGATCGTTTTATGGAATGCTTAGAATCAGGTAAAGGATTTGATTTAGTATTTGAAGGTAAAGTATACGATACAATTGATGCAAGTCATCTCTGGGATGAGATTATGGAGTCAACTTGGGATTGGGCAGAGCCAGGGGTTTTGTTTATTGATCGTATTGCAGAAATGAATAACCTTTGGTATTGCGAAAACATTGAAGCAACTAATCCTTGTGGTGAACAACCACTACCTCCTTTTGGTGCTTGTCTACTTGGTTCATTTAACTTAACTAAGTATGTAAAGTTTGAAGAACATTCACAAAATACTTTTGATTATTCACAAATGTCAGCTGATATTAAAGAAATAGTTCGTGCTATGGATAACGTTGTTGATCGCACTATTTATCCACTTAAAGAACAAGAAGATGAAGCAAGAAATAAAAGACGTATGGGACTTGGAGTCACAGGTCTTGCTAACGCAGGAGAACTCCTTGGATATCCATACGGCTCAAGTGCTTTCCTTGATTGGATGGGTGCCGTGTTCAAAACGCTCCGAGACGAGACCTACCGTACTTCGGCAGGATTGGCTAAAGAAAAAGGAGCATTTCCACTCTATACTAAACAATACCTAGACAGTAAATTTATTAATACACTCAGTGAGGACGTTATTGAGTTGATTAAAGAAAACGGTATTCGTAATAGTCACTTGACATCTATCGCGCCTACAGGCACTATTAGTCTTTGTGCAGATAATGTATCAGGCGGTATTGAACCAGTCTTTAGTCATTATTATGATCGGACTATTCAAACATTTGATGGTCCAAAGGTTGAGCGAGTAATGGACTATGCTTATTCTCACGGTGTTGAAGGTAAAGGCGCTAACGATATTAGCGTTAACGATCATCTTGAGGTTCTCCTCTTAGCACAAAAGTACGTTGACTCCGCTTGTTCTAAAACTTGCAATGTAGGAGATGACGTCAGTTATGATGAGTTCAAACAAGTCTATGTTGATGCCTGGAAAGGCGGGGCGAAGGGATGCACTACGTTTAGACTTAGTGGCAAAAGATTCGGTATCCTCAACGAAACCTTGGAAGAAGAAAAGACGCTACCTAGCGAAACTCAGAAAGTGGTTAAAGAAACGGGAACGGCTGAAGCTTGCTTTATCGACCCGCGAACTGGCCAAAAAGAGTGTTCGTAATAATTATATAACGGAGGGGTAAAATGGCAGAAGAAGTAATTTCTGTTACCGACATTGCTTCGGCAGGGGTTTTTATTGACACCCCTCCCATTGCGTTAGGTGCTAACGTATTTACAGATGTTAGGAATGTTAGGTTTAAAGATGGTGCAGTACGAAAAATTACTGGAGAGCTATTACTTAATAGTATTACAAGTGATATTACTACATCAGGTGAAACTTTTGGGCAAACAAGATATTTTGCTGTATGGGAAAATCCTAACTTAGCACCACAGGGTTGTTATTATATTTGGGTAGTAGACTACGTACGTAACAATATTATTGTTGGACAAAAAGTTTATATACAAGATCATACTGGAATTAAGCGAGACATCACACCAGCTAGTATGGCTGATGGATTTGCGTTTACAACTAATGGTTGGCAACATACTTTGTTTAGTGGTGGATTTACTTTTATTATTAATAATGGTATTGATAAACCACATTATATTCTTGACACAGCAGGTAATACAAATATTAATGATCTTGTTCTTGCAGAGCTTCCGGGATGGGATAGCTATCAAGTTGAACAGATTGTTCATGAAGATACTTATTCACAAGGTGCAAGTACAGTATTTGATCTTGGACAAAAAGTAGACTTTACTGTTAATCAAATTCATGTAACAGGAACTAATAATAAATCAGCACAGGCAGGTAGCCCTGCTGGTTCAGGCACAGTAAATGGAACTAACTTTGTTCCAGGAAATTTACCGGGAACTATACCTATTGTATCAGGTAATAACTTTCAAATTTATACAGATACATCTACTAATACTACAGTTATTGTAATTGGTGGGTTATCAGTAGGTGACACTGTAAAAGTAAATATTGAATCAAGAAATCCTGTATCTTGTCGAGCAGGAATTGTACAATCATTTGGTGACTTGTTAGTTGCAGGTGATCTTACTGAAGTTGATTCAACTAATCCTGCTAAGATTATTCGTAGACTTTCGGGTGTAGTGCGTACATCAGATGTTGCAGTTCCAGGATCTGTTCCAAACAATTGGAATCCGTTTGCAGCAGGTGTAAGTACAGCAGATGAGTTTACTTTGTCTGAAACAAACGTTATTCAAGAAATGAAATCGTTGCAAGGTAATATGTATATTTACAGTACAGACAGTATTCACGTTATGCGTCTTACTGGTAATGTTTCAGCACCTGTTTCATTTGCGCCTAATACAGATGAATATGGTTGCCTTACTACAGGAGCCGTTGTTGAATATGATGGTAAACACTTTGTAGTTGGCGCTAACGACATTTATACGTTTGCTGGAAATCCAGGAAACATTCAATCTCTTTCTGATAACAGGGTAACAGAATACTTTTATAGTAATCTTAATCCTATTCATGAACGTCAGTTATTTGTGTTACAAAATCATCAAGAAACAGAAATTTGGGTTTGTTATCCTACACTAAACTCTACTGGGGGCGAATGTGATGAAGCTCTTATCTGGAATTATAGAGATAATACTTGGACTATCAGAGACCTTGATGCAGTTGCAGCTGGCGATGTAGGTCCAATTAAAGGTGGTGGGATACCAACTGCTACTATTGCCGCAACAGGTGATAGCGGTAATGCAGGGTATACTAATCGTGGTAAACGAGAAACTCAAGCAATTACTATTAATGGTAAAACGCCTAAGAAAACAATAGGAACTAAAGCTGTTAAAACAGTAGCAGTGAGTGCATTTAGCGACTTTACTACAGATGTACTTGAAGTTGTAGACCTTACAGTTACAGGTGATACAGGGCCAAATACTGTTAATGCAGTAAGCACACTAACTTATCCTTCGTCAACCACATTTATTTATGATCGTAATAAAACTACACATCTTGACGGTGGTGCTAGTGCGATTATTAATGGTGATGCTAGTATTGGTAATGTTAGTTTTCCTGCTAGTGCTATTCTTGGTACCGACTATGCAGATGGTGCTACAATTACTATGACACAATTTGTAGCTGCAATACGTGATTATATTAATAGTAACAATGCTTTAGCAGACTTTACAGCTACTGCATCTTCTAATGTTCTTACTCTTACGTCTGACGTTCCTGGTCCTCGTGCATTTAGTACTTCTACTTTTGCAGTATCAGGAAGTGGTACAACAACTAATATAACACCTAGCTCTACAGTGACAGGTATAGGCGTATATGGAATTACAGCAGCACTTAGCCCTGCTATCTCAATGACAATAACGGCACCAGCCGTAAGCGGGGTGCAAAGTGCAATCAACGAAACAATTGCTCTTACAAAAAATATCACAAGTCAAACAGCGATTAGAGATGATATTGTGTCTAAACTATCTGCTCTTAGCGTCTTTAATGGTAGTTCTTCTGCTATTTATAGTGTTACAGCTAACGGAAACAATGTAAGGTTTAT